CAAAAGTATTTCGAAGGGATATAAAAGCTTCAGAAACGAAAAAGGCCAACCTTTCGGCTGGCCTGACTCGTTGAATCTATTGGTCGGGGCGAGAGGATTCGAACCTCCGACCCCGTGCACCCCATGCGCGAACGCAAACGCCTGAAACCCGCATGGATACTGGCTTTGCGCCAGAGTCATCTAATATACAGTTGTTTGAAAACGTGCAGCCTTGCCCCGCAAGTGCCGAATTTTTCCGCCCATATTAGATGGAATCCCAGGGCAATTTGATGTCGATTGCCGATACGTCTGGGACAGCTTCCTTGATGTAGATCTCGCTCGTCTTGCGTGATGTGTGCGCCAGACGCGTCTGGATATCGCCCATCTGCTTACCTGCCTTCGCGGCGTCTGTCGCGCCCAGCGCGCGCAAATCTTTAAACGTCACATCGTCGGTGATGCCGGCGCGCTCTCGCGCCCTGTCCCACATTGATATCAGCCCTGTCTTCGCGTACGGCGTCCCTTTCTGGCTCGGGAACAGGTAGGGCGAAATGATCTCGTAGCCAATCTTGATAGCGCGTGCGCGGTCGATCACATCCTGGATGGCCGGCGTGATCTGGATGTCGACCACCTTCCCGCTGCTCTTCATCGTCTTACTGGGCGCCAGCCGGATAAATCCAGCCTCGATCTGCGATTCCTTCAGGGTTCGAATGTCGATCGCGCGCGCCCACAGCAAATAGGCCATGTCGATGATGCAGGCGAACATCGGCCCGCTCGCGGTCGGGATGCTCTTGCCGGTGTCCTTACGCGCCTTGCTTAGCATGCCGGCGGCGCGGATGCGCTGGACCTGGTCGTGCGTGATCAATACGGTGCGGCGCTGCGTCTCGAAGTCGCTCAGGTCCAACTGGTCAATCGGATTGTCTTGGCGCAGGCCCAGGCCCGACACCGCGTAGCGAAACAGCTTGCTGGCCAAGCCGCCATATTTCCGCGCCGTGTTCGGCTTGTCGGCGAACTTCTCGCGCAGGAAGTCGGCGAACTCCTTAGTCGTGACCTCGACCACCAGGAAGGCATCGAATTCGTCGGCGATGACATCCAAGAACCGCGTGTATTGCTCCTGCGTCTCCTTCCCATACTTGCCCAGCTTGTGCAGCTTGAACTCCGTGCACAGGTGTGGCACCGTGCCCTGGACATGCGCCTTGCTGCCGAGCAGCTCGGCCAGACGGTTGAGCATGACCACCTCGCCATCCGCCAACGAGCACAGGCGCACCCACGTTTTCAGTTCCTTCGTCTGCGGATCGCGGATCTTTTCCGGCGCCACGTAGTAATACGCGTTGAACTTGATATATACCCGGCGCGGAAGCCCGCGGTTCGTCTTGCGCTGCCTGTTCATTGCCTTGCTGATTTCCTTTTTGGTCCGGTCGGCATCGTCAGTTTCGGTGCGGCACCCGGGTTGTTCACGTACGCGCGCAGCACACATACCGTGTTGTCAATCTTGCGCAACTGCGCCGGGATCCCTAACGCTTGTAGGGCGGCGAGCTGCTTCTTCGGGAGCTTGTAATGGGTGATCGCATAGATCTCTTGGCTCGATAGCGTCAATTCTTCCATGCCGCCTCCTATTCCATTATCGAATTAAGGTAGCGCCGGCGCTCGCGCGGCGGCCGCGCTTCGCCGATACTTGGTCGAATCACGGCCCGCGTACTCGGTAAAGCCGCGCTGTAGCCGCGTAGGCGCGCCGTGGTACGATCTCGCAAATATTTCGCGGAGGAACGATGCTCGCCGAGGTCAGAACTTGGTTTCAGCCCTGGTACAACAGATTCGGCGCAATTGTGCTCAGCGCGGCCTTTGGCCTGTGCGCATACGAATGGGTCAGCTGGTCGCGGTTGTCTGCGTCCGACTGGGGCACATGGGCAGGCGCAGTCGGCACAGTTGCTACTCTCGCGGTCACAATTTGGCTTGCAACTAGTGAGCAACGAAGGCGACACCGCGCTGAAAAAGACCTTGCGCTTATAACTATTACTGGGTTGATCGTCCGTATCGAGTTTGTGAAAGGAACGCTCAACAACATTGCGGTGATAATGAACCGGGACATTGACCAAAACATCGCCAGTGATTACGCCCAAATACATTCCCTCATCGCGCAAACTCCGGTATGGAAGCCAGAAGAGCTGGTGCCACTTGTCGGAATTCCAGAGCATCTGGCGGCCCGCTTGGCCCATGCAGCAGCCGAGATAAACGGACTCCGCATCGGGTTTGAAATGGTTGCATCCTTTTCGCATTTTCGAGACCCAACTGTTAGCACGAACTTTAATGCCGACACACTGCCTCGATTGGCCTCTCCGATGCAAATTTTGCACGAGACACTTTACCTTTGTAAGGCCTACATGGAATCGTCGGGATTTGCTGAACAATCGATTCGAGTAAGATAGTCGAGCCATTTCTGGTGTAGTGCCGACCATCAGCCAACCATCCTATGCTGGTGCACGCCAGTGATCCCAGGCGGCAGCTGTTCAGCCTTATCCAGGAAGTTGCTTCCCTTCTGCCCGGTGACCTGCGCATGCTTCACCTCGACCGCGGCCGAGTTCACCATCACCTGGGATAGCGTACCAATCATCTTGGCCTTCTCAATATCCAGCGTGCCGTTCTTTACCCCTTCGATCGCGCTGAAAAGCAGCTCGCGCAGATCATCGATGTTCTTCTTGGCCATGATTTTTCATCCTCTTGTTGATTTGTCGGGTGAGCACTGAGCGCAGCTGCACCACTTCGTTGAGTTCGGGAGGCAGGTTATGCCGCGTGTTTCGCTTCATGTTTTCGGCCAGGCTGATGCACTCGACCCGGTCAACCGTAATTTCCTCGAGCACGGCGCTGCGCATGCCGGGCTTGAACACGACGATATGTTTCGGCGGGACCGGCCCGTTCTCGCTGACCCACACCAGCTCGTGCACGGCACGCCAGCGTTTGCTGTTGTTGCCTGGGTCGTTGTTCACCTTCTGCAGCAGCACCCCGCTCTTGTCGAACTTCGTGCTACCGATCGGAAGCGTGTTCGCCGGCGACTGCCCGGCCTTGAACTGCGTTGCACGGCATTCGTCCTGGATGCCTGCCACGCCCTTCGTGCCTTTGTTCCACACAGTCTGGCCCTTCCGGAATTGATGCGCCCGGGCTGGGTGGTCAGGTCGACTCATGCTGCGCGCCGCCTCTTGAGCGACAAACTCGGCCGTCTTTTTCAAGCCCAGTTCGTTGGCCTTGCGGTAGACGGTGTGCAGGGAGTGCCCGACCATGAACGCCAGGTCGGCTGTTTTGAAACGTGGATAGAACGAGCGCAGCAGCTCGAGTTGGTCCTCGCTCCACACAGCCTTCGGCCGATTTTTTCCCTTCGATGCAGTCATGGCCGCGCTCCTGCGACGCACAGCGCGTCGAGCGATTTGCCGCCCTCAATCCATTCAGTGACCCATCGCGGCGGCTTGCCTCGGCCGGTCCAGGCCTGCGCCGGATCACTCGGGTTGCGATATCGCACTTCCGGCCGGCCGCCAGAAATCACGACCGGCAGACGAAGGGGCTGCGGCGCAGGCTGCGGCGCCACATCGAACAGCGGCATCTGGTTCATCCTGTAAGTCCCGCCGGCGGTGCCGGAAAGTGCATCCAGTGGGTCACTCGCTCGCCGGTGATCGGCGAAGCGTCGACATTGCGCCAGGTGTCCCCGTCTAAGAATCCTGGCCACACGTCGTCATCGTTCAGCGCAAGCAGCACCAAGGTGTCAGCGTCTGGCAGTGCGATCGCTGCATCGATCCAGGTCGCCATGGTCAGGCCGCCTCTTCCAGTAGGGACTTTTGATCCTTGTCAACGGCGAGTGAGTCGCCTTCGTCCAGCAGCTTCGAGCGTTCTTCGATCACGATCGTCACGTAGCCGCCTTCGGCATCGGCCAAGCTGTGCGCCCAGTCGCCCTTGGCCAGAGTCAGCACTGCCTTGACGCCGTCTTTGAACACGACCTGGTCGACGTTGGCAGTGAAGGTCAGGCGCCCGTTGCTGGCAATGATGTCAATCGCGTCCTTGACCGCCTCGCGGCAGTCGTTAGCCACAGTACCGAGTACGCGCTGCTGCTCGCCTTCCTTGAGGTCGATCCATGGCTTTGACAGGGTCTTGAGGTGCTTCGTAGCTGCTTTGATCAGCGATCCGAGCAGGAACTCCTGGGCATAGTCTTTGCCGGTGGCCACACCGTGCACGCCCGGGCGTGCGAACACCGCATACGGACCATCATCGTGCTCGCCCACCACGGCCAAGCGCCAGTTGTCGCCCACTGGCGGCATCGGCTGCCAGGCGCTCACGTCGTCGTTCCCGCCAAACCAGGCTGCGGCGATTTCCTTGGCGTTCTTATCGTCGACGAGCTGCAGCACCGCGACTTCGCTGCCGTTGATCACGGCGCCGGCCGCCAGGTCTTCGTCAGGCAAAGTGAAGTCAGCGAACGCCGGCAGCGCGCCGTAACCGTTCTTGTTGCGCTTCAGGGCGCTGTTGTCGTTTGCTGCAGCAGCTTTCTTGGTGGTGGTCATCGTCACTTCTCCTGGGTAGTTTGATTTTTTGGGTCCTGCAGGTACTGCTGGTAGCGCCGGCGGATCCGCTCATTCCAGCGTGCCTGGGCGGCCGTGTCGCGATCGAGCTCAGCGCGCGAGCCGACCTCGCACACTTCCTTCACGCGCTGCGCTGCGGCCTGTTCGCCGTCGACGCCGAGGAAGCGCTGGAAGTCCTGCTCACGGCAGCGCTGGACAGTCCACAAGCACGCGCGCAGGCCGGCCATGATCAGTCGATCTTCTTGAACGGGAACTGCTCAGCGAACGGCTTGATGTGCTTGTAGAAGTGGGACCCGATCGACTCGGCGCTCTCGAACTGCTTGAACTGCTCCGCGTCGACGTTCTGGTAGTAGTACGTGTTGCCCGTCCCGGCGCCGCGCTTGAACTGGATGGCCAGGGTGTTGTTGGCGGCGTCGTGGCCAATCGCTGCCAGCTGCGACGATTCGATCGGGGTCATGGTGATGCTGATTTCGGTGGTGGACATGCTTTTCTCCTGTGGTGGTGGGTGGTGCGGGTTACGCTGCAGCGCGGGCGCCGCGCACGTTGGTAATGTGGTCGATCAGGGAAGTGCAGATAGCCGGGAAGTCGGACTCGTGGTACAGCACGGCGGCGCGATCGCGGCCGGCCGCGGCGAAACCCAGCGAACCGAGGAAGTCGGCGGTGAGCGAGAAGCCCAGGCGCTCGGCGATCTGGCCCAGGCGCAGACCTGGCGGCGCAGTGCTGGAGAAAGTCGGGCGCACGGCGGCAATCGGCGTCATGTTTGCCGGTGCCGGCTGTACTTCTTGGAAGTCGACGTCGTCCGCCGGCGTCTCGGTCACTGGTGTGGCTGTAGCAGCGGATGCTGCGGCGCGCGCTGCAGCTTCTGCCTGGGCCTGGGCCTCGGCGCGCTGGCGCGCTTCTTCCTGCTGCTGGCGCGCGCGTTCCGCTTTCTCGGCTTCGGCGCGCTGGTGGCTTTCGATCCTGGTGTTCACGGCCAGGCGGAAATCGTCGTCCTGCTTTTGAATCACGTTCTGCAGGTCGGCAAACAGAAACTCATGGCCGGCCGCATGCTCGCGGTACCAGGCCAGCCGGCTGCGCACGCCGGCGGCGGTCGCATCGACTGCAATCTTGGCGTTGGCCAGCTCGGTGTCGACCGCATCCTGCAGCGTAGCCAGGGTGCGCTTGTTCTTCATGACGCCGGCGAAGTCACGGGTTTGGAACACCAGGCGCAACGGCGAGATTTCCTGCTCGAGCGCAGCGACGTGTTCCTGGAACGCCAGCTTCACCTGGGCGAGGATCCCGGCCTTGATCAGTTCCTTCTTGTCTTTCACGGTGCGGGTCAGCACCAAGCGCTTGGCGCGCAGTTGCTCGCTGATGTGGTCGATCGTGCGCATCAGATCAGCGATGTCGGCGGTCTGCTCGAGCGCGGCGCGTTTTGCCTGTTCGAGATCACCCTCGGCCTGCTCGCAAAATTTAACCGTCGCCTCAGCGTCAGCGAAGTCCTGGTCGGTGAGCAGATCGGTCTTGATGCTGGCGATGAAGCGCTCGGCCTTCGCCTTGAACGTCGGCAGGTTGCTGCGCGCCACTTTGCCTTCGATGTGGATGCTCAGCGCCGGCAGCTGCATGATCGGCTCGGCTTCCGGCTTCGTGGCGTACTCGGCCGGGACGTAGCTGGCCAAGTCTCCGGCGAACTGCGCCCAACCGGCGCGGATGCGTTCCTGCCAGACTGGATCCGGCAGCACGTCCATGTGCTGGAAATTGTCGAGCGTACCGTCGGAGACGACGAACTTCACTTTGCC